CTTCTACTATAACTTCTAACTTACCCATCTTTTCATTAATATCTTCATCACTTCGGGCACAATTAAAAATTCTTTCATCATGTACCGCGAGCATCTTGCAAATATTTTGATTGGTTTCACTCAAAGTTTGAATGGCTGCATCCACACGTTCAACCATTTCCTCATGAATTTTTACTCTTTCTTCAAGAACTGCAACCTTAATCTTTGAGTCTTGTCCAAACATTGATTTACTGCGATGGTTTGTTTTTCATCCAGCGTTTGCGGGATCCTGCTCCCAAAGATGCATATTTCTTTCTTCTTGTTAAACCCATAACAGGATCAAAACCAGCAGTTGGACCTTTAGGGTCGGCAGATGCACTAAACCCAGCAGCGCCAGCAGTGGAACCAGTTACCATCTGCTCTCTAATGATTTCAATTATCTTGTCCAGTTTCTTCTTTTCCATTGTAGATTTTATAGAGTTCAGAAAGGCAATAGATATCAACTTGAATATCATGTATATAACATTTTGGATATTCTGGTAATTTACCAAGGAAGATTATAAAAGTCTTCATTGCAGACCACAACTCTTTTTCAATCTTATAAAAAAGCATTGGAGTTGTTGCTTCACCAAAAATATTATAAAGAATAATAAAATGATTAAGAAGTAGGTGAGTTTTTAACTGACCAGTATTCTTGTATCGTTTCAATAATCTTTTAATATATTTGAAATGATTTAAATCTTTTTCAAAATCTTCCTTAGTTACTGCCTGAGGATTCTCATAATATTTAATTGCAAATAAAAGGAAATTATCCTCATTCAACTCATTAAAAATCATACATTATCCATCAAGGAAGGAAGATTGCGTCGTCGTTAGCATCAGATGTAGTGTTAATACCACCAGCAACCAGAACTTCATGCTTAACTCTCAGGTTACCTTCAGCATCAATATAGGTAGCTCCAACTGCAACCCAACCACTATGAGTTACTGCATATGCGGTCGTTGAAGCAATGCTGACTTCATTCGCATCAACACCATAAACTAAAGATGGGTTAGTGCTACCTCTATAGGTATTTCCAACTCCAAGAGCATACTTTGGTTGCTGGTTGATGTTATAAATTGCGCCAGAAATAGCAGCACCACTTAGGAACTGAGTTGATGCAATTGATAGAGTTGCACTACTAACTCCAACAATTACAGCTTCACCAAAAGTAGATCCAGCACCAATTTGAATTACATCACCAACGACAACACCATTGGTATCAAAAGTAGTTCCAGTTCCAGTAACAACAAGAGTATTGTAATTTACCGCGACTGTACCATTAGAATAGACAGAATCGTTATTACCCCAGAGTGCCATTCTCTTTACCTTAAAAAGTTATTTGCTAAAAATTATTTATAAAAAAAAGAGACCCTACTTTCGGTCTCCTTTACGCAAAACAACTCTCAAAAAGTTAGTTGTTAAATCAAGTAATCCGTTTTCTTCAAATTTTTTTGTTTTTGCTAACCACTCGGACAAAGTTAAAAGTAAACCAAGAACTATGGTCACTCCCCAATTAGTTACAAAACAAGTAATCATTATTGTGGTGTAAAGAGTTTTTCTTTAACCAAAGCAACTACTACATCGTCAACGGTATTATCAGTTGTCTTTACATATTTCTCAAGAAGCTCAACAACAAGATTTTTCACTGCTGGATGAGTTGCGATTGAAATAACAAGTGGTTTTACCACTGCGACTACTGCTCCCATGATGTCCTCCTATAAAGAGTATCCTAATCTATTTAGGAATTCAAGCTGTAATATCAGTATCTACACCTTTGGGAGCAGATCTCAATGCCTGAAGTTTTCTTTGAAGAATTTGAACTTCTTGTTGTTTTTGTCTATCTTTTTGCTGTGCTACTTTTTTCTGTGCTTGAGATTGTTGCCCAGACTGTTGAGACTTTGGTTGAAGTTCCATTGCTTGTTCAGCAATTTTCTTTGCCATTTTGGTTGCAGTAGCATACATAACTTCTTTACCACGACCAGGATATCTCTTTTCAAAGTCTCCTGCCTTGGACTTCATTGACTTGACAATTCTTTCCTTTTCTTTAGTCTCGGCAGAAGTTAAAGTTTTTTCATCAATCTGAATTTGCTCACTTCTTACACTTGCAAGAAGATCATCTAATTTGGACTTTCTCTTTCTCTTTGGAGCAGCTGCTGCCGGTGCTTTTGCTTTTGGTGCTGCTGCTTTCTTTTTCTTTGCCTTTGGTGGAGTTGTTGCGCTTCCTTCCCAAGGATCAGAAGGTTTTTCTGCTTTTGGTTTTGGTTTTGGTTTTTGAGGAACTGTTGAACTTCCTTTCCAAGGATCGGAAGGTTTCTCTGCTTTCTTTTTAGTAGGTGGAGTGTAAGAACCACTACTTACCTTTTCTTTTTGACCTGCTCCAGCACCACGATATGTTGATGGTTTTCTTGCTGCTGTTGCTGGTTTTTTATCACCACCTTCAATTTTACGAGCAACACCTAAAGCACCTTTAGCAACTTTTCTTGCTCCTTTTGCGACTGCTGCGCCTGCTCCCTTTTTAGCACCACGAACTTTGCTTGAAAGTTTTTGTCTGGCAAGTCTTCCAACTGCCTTGACTAAATTACCAACTCCGGTTTTCTTTTTGTGCTGATATGGTTTATCAGTATCATGTCCAAAAGTTACTTTTGCTTCGGTCAAAGCATATTCAAGTGCTTCTTCAATATCCAATTCATCATATCCTTCACCCAGAAGTTCATCATAAACACTCTCAACAACATAATCAACTTCATCAATCTCAACCATTTCAAGAAGAGTTCCGCCAAGGTTCTCTACTGCTTCACCAAGATCAAGTTTTGGATTAATATCAATTTTATTATTAACTTGCTTTTCAGTAATTTTTACATCTGCACTCTTATCTTTTGAGATTTTGTCTACAACCTCAATCAGATCCTCTCTCCAGTTTGAATAACCTTCTTTTGCAATTACTTTTGCACGCACTTTTCTACGGTTCTTTAAATATGCATCAGACTTATCTACATCACCGTCATTATCAATATCATCATCTTCCTTACCAACAGGATCCAGTGCTTCCTTATGTGTAATTGCTTTACCGATTGCTGCTCTACGCTTTAACAGATACTTATCAGACTTTGTATTCTTCTTACCGTCATTATCAACATCAGCATCCTCCTTACCAACAGGGTCTAGTGCTTCTTTAATCTTATTTTTTTCTCTCATTGCTTTTGCTTTTGCAAGTGCTCTCTCTCTTGCAGCATCTTGTTCTGCTTTTGGAATAGCAGTTACAGCGCCAAGTCTTTCCGCAGGTTTTCCTGGAACTGCCGATTCAACAACCTGCTCCAGATACACTCTAGAGATATCATTCAGAGGATTAATAGACATCTTAATTAAGCACTTACTTTACTTTTTCTATACTTATTTATGAAATTTAAGAATGCCTTACCACCGGGTTGAAGATTTTCTTTTCCTAGAGTAGATCCAGGAGTTTGTTTAACTGCATACTTAAGATAACCCTTTGTCCCAAACAGAGTATTAGGTTTTCCTGGTTCTCTATACATTCTATCCATCTTAACTTCAGTATATTCCATCACATCTTTAATCCAGGACTTGAACATATAACCTTCTTCTGTTACGCAAATGAGATGATTAGTTCCCCTACGCATTACCTCTCCAATCAATCCAGTATTAAGATTTTGAACTCTATCTCCAATCTTAAAAATCTTCCCTCTTATATAATTTTCACGGAGATTTCTCATATCACACTTTGGAGCAATCTCCCATAGCGCAAAACTTTCTTTTTTAACTTTTGCTTTCTTTACATTCATTCCCTGACGAACTGCATTAAAGAGTGATTTAGTTTCTGCGTCAGTGAGTGTCTTTGGAGTTCCACTACGGAATGATTTAAAGTCATCATCCACAACTGCTTTTCTCATCTTGGATGCAGACATTCCCTCTACACCTTCAGCATCTGCATCTCTTACACCCGCAGAAACAACACGAATTAAATCAAAGTTATAAAGATCTCCATTATATTTTTGCGCCAGGTTTTCAAACTCTGCCTGGCGATCTGATCCAACAACAATGTTCACATTAGTATATCCATCTTCGTTTGCAGTCACAAGAACATTAAAAATGGTTTTCATTTCTTCATCATTGATAATGTTCTCCTCAAATTCTGGGAACATTTTCTTCATATAAGAAACTTTAGTATTAGGATCTAAAGGATTTTTCTTTGGATCTTGAGACCTTGAAGGATAGATTTTAATATCTCCACCAGCAGAAATTCTCTTTGCAGACTTAAGAAGTTTTTCGTGTCCTACTGTTGGTGGATTGAAACGACCAAAAACAACAGTGAGTGGTGGAAGTTCTTCTGCGGGTTGCTCCTCAGGTTCTTGTCCCGGTGCTGCTTGAGGTTGCGGTGCTGGTGCTTGTGCTGCTTGAGTTGGTTGTGCAACTGGAGCAGCACCAGCGGGTTGTCTTCCTGCTGCTGGTTGTTCTGGACCTTTTGGTTGGCGGTCATCAATATACTTAAGTTTTCCCTTATCAGTTCTCGCAACAAGTTTACCGGAACGGTCTAACCATCCACCGTGACCGTCTCCACTATATCCAAGTTTTTTCGCTTGCATTGCTGCTTGCGATTCTTTTGCTTCAGATAGAAAATTGAGAAAACTTTTCATATTTCGTGTTGATATACTTATATTTATTTGTTCAGTAAATCTTCAAAAATGGACCATTGGATGATCCAAATTCTTTTTTTGCACCATAATATAATATTCTACACCAATCTTTCATCTTACCTTTTTTTTGTATTTGAAACCATGTATTAGCCCATTCCATAGCGATAAGTTTTGATGAAAATTTACCAGCGGAACTTCTATCATAATCTCCCGTTTCATATATGATTGCATTTTCAAGTATTTCTTCAAATGTAGTTCCTATCTTTTTTTTATATTCATAAACAGCAATTTCGCCAAAATCAACTAAAGAACTATTTTTTAGATTGTTGTACAAATCTATCCAATATTTTTTGTGGATACCATTCCATCCCCCAACAGGAGGAATGTGCGGATGTTTTGTTGCTGATGAAGGTCTCACCATTCCAATGTCAGAAAAAAATTTATCCATCGCAACACTTGAAACTTTTCCCAATTTTGCTCCAGCATCTTTTCCCTTTGGAGTTAGATCGGTTTGAATTACGTTCCTCGCTTTCGAATATTGAAAATTTCTAGATTGTCCATGTATTTGCCCACCAGATTCTGTCTTCAAATCAAATCCAAGTTCTCCAGTATCAAACAAATAATTATTTTTTTTACCTAAGGTGAGAGTACATTTTAGTGATCCGGGGATAAGGTCAATGTTAATTCTTGCAGTTTTATCCCCTCCCATATTCGCTAGTTCTGCACTAGCAACTTTTTTAGATTTCGATATTGCTTTTAAAGAAACCCCAACTAGTATCTTATCTTCAAGTGTCTCCCTCATATAAGCATTAAGTAAAGATAAATTTGCCTCTTTAGACATGCCATCAATATTTGTCAATTCTCTTATAGTTCCCTCTATTGCAGATTTCATATTCTTCTTTACTAAGACAATATCCATTGGATTCCAACGATCTTTTACAGATACCCCACAATATTTTTTTGCAATATCCTCTATATATGGCATTATTCCAGAGTCTCTAGAATATTCGTAACCACTTTTAGAACCTAAGAATTTTTTAAGTGCGTTAGATTGTTTTCTATAAGTTTCTTTCCACTCAGAATTATATCCTTCATAAACTTTAACCATCACAGAATCTGGTGGTTCTTGATTTTTTTCTATTACATATTCAAAAAATACACGAGACCCATTCTCTTGCTTTGCAGTCTCTATAGCACTGGTTGCCATTTACTAGATAATACTCTTTCAAGTATTTAGAAGTGGAGATAAGGAGACTCGAACTCCTGACATCAGCCTTGCAAAGACCGCGCTCTACCAACTGAGCTATATCCCCTCGTTTAGATATTATAAAACCCACCAAACTAAAAGTCAAGCGGGTTAGAGCAACCTTCCGATTTATTTATCAACTACTTGACTGATTGCATCATCAAGGTCAGCAATCACTTCACGAAGTTCAAAGATACGAGTTGGAGTGCATACAATATCACTTGTGTATCCTTTTTGTGCATCAAACAAAACTTGACGAACCGCAGCAGCAGAACGCACATCCATTTCAATAGTTACTTTTTTACTCATAGATTTTCTCCTCAAATATCTCCAGACTTACGGTTTTCAGAACGCTCAATACTAAATGCACCTTCAGGATAACGAGCATTCAGTTTCTCAAAGTTCATTTGAACGACTTCTTCAATAGAAATATCAAGTCCAATACACGCTTGAGACACATACCACATAATGTCTCCAAGTTCACGCTTCAGGTGAAATAAATTTTCTTGAGTAACTGGTTTACCTTGAAAAACGATCTTCTTTACAATCTCAGTAAATTCACCTGCTTCAGCAGACATTCCTACAGCAGCAGTAAGCAGTCGCTCAGTAGGAAACTCTTTCTCCCGCAGTTCCATAAGGCTGTTGATGAAAGAGGCGTGGTCTTTACTTGGGTTTGAGGTTGTCATATTAACAAACTCAACGTACTTATTAAGATCAATAGTCATATTAGAATTTAAATCCTTCAAATGATTTTTTAGGTTTCTTTTCTCCATAATCATACTCTTCATCTTTTCCATTGTCAAGGATATCATTTTGAGCAGATTGTTCGCAGTCATAAAGACGCATTTTTGCGCGATCAATACCAACCACAAAGCGTTTATGAATGGTAGGATCGTTATAACGATTTTTAAGTTGTTTTACAAGAATTTGACCAAGACCTTCAAGATCTTCAGTGGAGATAAGTGCAAACATCAAATCAGCAGTTGCTGGAAGACCAAAACTTTCAGATGTATCAGTCAGTTCAACATCAGAAGAACCATATCCAGAACGAGTAGTCTGAGTGGCACTCACGATAGGAACATTAAATTCCACAGCAAGACCACGAAGTTCTTCTGCAATTGATTTAACTAATGTATAAGAATTAACATTACTTCCACCTTTAAACCGGGAAGAAGAGCAGATATTCAGGTAATCAATAAAAATAATATCTGGTTTAAATGATTTCTTAAGTGCAAGTTCATTTAAAAGAGACTTAAAGTGACCAGAATGTGCAGAAGCAGTTGGATACTCTTTAATGATTAGAGTTCCTTGAGTTTTCTTTGCAAGATTAGTAACCTTGTTTTCAAACATCTGCTTTGGAAGATCTGCAATATCTTGAATGGCAACATTCAATAGGTTTGCATCAATTCTTTCAGCAATGCGTTCTTCTGCCATTTCCAACGTAATGTACAGAACGTTCCTCCCTTGGAGCAAGACGGAGCTAGCCACATGGCACATGAATAGAGACTTGCCGACGCCCGTACCAGCAAGAGCGATGTTAAGAGTTTTGTTAGGGAGACCACCTTTCGTGATTTTGTTAAAGTATTCAAGATCAAATTCAATTTTATCCTCCTTTTTGTGATAAGACTCGTATCGTTGTTCATAATCCTGAAGATAATCATGCCCAACATGATTATCAAAACTTACAGCAAGAGCATCAGAAAGAATAGAAGGAATACTGTCACGATTCTTCTTTTCATCATTTCCATCAGCAATATGAATAGATTCCATAAGTGCCAAATAAATGGCACGATCACGACACCACTTTTCAGTAGTATCAATCAACCAATTAAACTCTGTAGGAACATCTTCGAGACAAGAAATAATTTGAGCAATCTCTTTAAAAGACTGCTCGTTAATATCTGTTCTCTTTTCTACTTCAATACAGAGAACTTCTTTTGTTGCTGGTTGATTATATTCTTGCACAAAAGACAGTATTTCTTCAAATACGATTTTTTGATTTTGATCTTCAAAGTATTCAGATTTAATAAAGGGTATTACTTTTCGGATGTATTTTTCATTGTGTAAAAGGTTTCTAAGAATTAGAAACTCAACTTTCTCCATAACTAAATTCCTTACGTGCGATTTCGTCCAGTTGTTGCATCACTTCATCAGTGAAATATACTTCAGGTTCTTTTAGAATCTGTTTAGCATAAAGTTTCTTACCATCAATCTCATAGCGTCCTGCTACATTCTTCCACAAACCACCAATTTCGCCAAGTTCAAGTAGTCCATAATATCGATCAAGACCACGTTCATCATAATACAGACGGATCTCAACATCTTTATTTTCCTTACTCAAACGCGACTTAGCAGTCTTAGCTTTGATAATATTGCCGACCACTTCCGTTCCATCCTTTTCTTTCTTTTTGCTGAGATAGATGATTGTAGATGCTGCATATTTGAGTCCAGAACCTCCACCCATTTCTTTCGTTGGTACGTAAGCTCCGATGACATCGTATGTATGATTTGTGACAATGAGTGGAACATTTGCTTGTCCTAGTTTGAGTGTAAGCATTCTAAAAGCGCCCTTGATCAGTTGTGATTTAGTCATATCACGAACTTCTTTTTCATTTAGAGCATCTGTAATTTCTTTAGTCGTAGAAAGCATCCCAAGAGAATCTAAAACGAACATACATGGACTTCGTTCACCCTCAGGTTTTTTCATATAAAGATCTACTGCTTTGAGCGCCTTGCTACGAAACTCTTCGATAGTAACAACATTAACAACAACCAAGCGAGAAGTATCAATTCCACGGGATTCTAAAAGTGATTTGGTAATAGCGGCTTCAGTATCAAAATAGAGACAATAACCATCGGAATGGGTATCAAGAAAATTCTTAACAACGGCGAGGCTAAAGAAAGTTTTTCCAGTACTAGACTCTCCAGCAATAGCAGTAATCTTATTCCCAGATACACCGCCAAATACACTACCTGAAACCAGTGCATTAAAAATGTACGAACCTGTGTCAAC